GTACTCTATACATGGGACTAAAGGTGGGAAGCAGATAAAGCCGAAAGGTACCCCACCAGCAGATATTCCACTTGAAGAGGCAAAGAAAGGCGCGGCTCCAGAAACTCCGCCGTTCGATCCATTCTTAGATGCTTCAAAACAAGACACGGATGTAGCAAATATCTCACTTAAAGGAACGGAAGAAAAGGCAAAGAAAGTCGCGGCTCCCAAAACTCCCAAAACTCCAACAGAATCACTAGAGCCTCCTTCTTATCAAGCTGAATCTAAAGGGGTTCCATACGGAGATCTCGGAGATCCACAAAAAGGGAAGAAAAAGGGGGAGCCCCTCCCTTTTCCAGATCTATCTGAAGTAGAATCAACACCGATCTCAGAACCCTCCCCTACACCAGATTCACCTGAAGTTAAAACAGAGTCAGTTAAAGAACCCATTACGGAAGAAAATGCTGAGTTAGCAAAGAGGGCGAAAGCTAATGTTGCAGCTAAGACTGCAACTGAATTAGATGCAATTCTAGAAAATGCTAAGAACATAAAAGACCCAGTAGATCAGTGGACCGCGTTTGATGGTATTGGAAGGGCTGAAGCGGCTACAGACAACCAACGTAAAGTGGCGTCTAAAGCTACGAAATCACTAAAACAGAAAACTAAAACAGAACTCGAAGCCGCTAGTGGCTGGGTGGAAGAGCGGAACCCAAAGGCAAAGCGCTATTTGTCAGTCACAGCTAAACACCCAGCGTTTAAAGCTCGGCAAGAAACTATAGTTGCGAAAAGAAAAGAGCTAGAAGCTACTAAAGAGGAAAGAAAGAACGTAGATCCCGAGGTTGCTGAAGCGTCTGAGAAAGTAGAGAAGCTAGAGCTGGAGATAGAACAGCTTGAGATGTATACGGAGATAGCAAAAACCGATGAACAAGCTTATTTCTTTAAAAAAGCTCCAACAACACCGGCAGATGTTGAACTAACTGTTAAGGAAAAATGGGAAGCTGTTAAGAAAGATCTTAGAGTAAGGTTAGAGGGTAAGAAAGACAAGAATGGCAAGAAGGTCAAGAAGGGGGCTAGGGAAAAACTCGCTAGTGCGAAGAAAGACCGAGAAGATACTATAGAACGGCGAATGCGTGAAGACCCTGAAAGTACTCACGCCCACTACACTGCTCGGATAAGCACGTTAACTAAAGAAATAAGAAATGAAAAAGCAGCGCTCGCAGAGGATGTAAACGCCAAGTTTGCTGCTTTTGAATTTAGTATAAAAGAGGAGACGCGGGGGTCTAAAACTACATATACAGACGAGGAGAAAGCAGGTTCTCCTGCAGTAAAGCCTGTAACCGCAGCTAAGCAAGAGCAGCAGGCAGAAAAAAGCCCAACTCGACTCACTGAAAAACAAAGGACGGAAGACGCACTAAAAACACGAAAACCTAAAGTAAAACCGGAACCTGAAGAATCAACCGCTAAAGACAAAGAACAAGCTCTTGATGCGCAGGTAAAAGACCTCCAGAAGAAAGTTGACGCGCTGACTACCAAAAAACCACTTGATTTCGAACGGCGTGTTACAGGGCGCGCTAAACCTGATGCAGGGTACTCAGTAGCTGAAGCAGAACAACAGCTGCAACCCCTAATTCGTAAAAAACGTCTGCACAACCTAAATATCAAGGTTGTGGCAACTGCCAGTGCGCTACCTGAATCTGTAAGGAACGGTCTGGAGAATCTAAACCAGACATTAGGCGTATACGAGCAAGCTACAGACACTGTTTACATTGTTGCAGACCAGCATTCCACTAAAGAACAGTTAATGGAGACATTGGCACATGAAGCTATGGGCCATGCTGGGTTTGCCAGACTGTTTCAGGACAATTACACCAAGAGTGCGGATACCCTCTTCAATGACCTTGGCGGTGTGGATGGTATACGGGCACTGGCTGAGAAGTTGGGAGTATCGGAAGACTTAGCTCCATACTTGGATCAGTTCGAGACCAGTCAGGATAAAACCATGCTGGTAGAAGAGTTCTTGGCCGTAACTCAGGGCAAGGAAGCTAACCGCTCAGTCTCGGCTAAGGTGTGGAACGCCATAAAACGGTTCTTCACACGGATGCAAAACTGGTTCAAAGGCAAAGGGTTCGTAGACCTAGCCAACCAAGATGTAAATAAAGTCAGGCAGTTACTGAAGGAAATGCACCGCGCAGCTAGTGGTGTAACACTTAAGGCCCCAACAGAAGAGCGTACAGCGGTTCTACAAAGTGCAAAAGAAACTGCAGGAAAGATGAATCTCGAAGATAAACTGGGATTTGTTCGGGGTAGAGAAGCAGGTAAGGGCGAAACAAATTCTATAAAATCGAAAACTGACGAGGAGTTAGCAGAAGAGTTAGCAGAGCTGCAGATAAGACTGACAATGGAAGCTGCCCCAGACGAAAAAGCGCGGAAAAAAGCGCTTACTACTTGGCTCGATAAGTTTGAGACAAAGGTGTTTTCTTCTGACGCGGCTATACAGAACGTGCTACGTACTGCCATAGAATCGGATGCGACTCTCAATAGAGAAGAAGTAATTAAGGCGTTGATAGCACTTCAGCTAGGGCAGACTGTTAACAGTGGTGCGTTTGCAACTCAGTTTCTACATATGGGGAAGGGGAAGTACGACGAAGACTCAGGCCATTGGGTTGCTGAAGTAGACGAAAGGAATAACTTGAAGAACGTGCTTCAGGTCATTGAAAACATGCTTACGAACCACAGCGATATTCCGAATATTGAAACGGCTCAGCAGATTGCACACACGTACCTTGAAGCTTTTCGAATAAAGGATCTACGGGAAAACCACAACGCTCCGCGTTTAAAAGATATAGATAGAGCGGAAGCTAGGATAGACAAAGCTAACGACGTAATAGATAGCACTAGCGCGTCAAAGCCCGAGAGAGATGAAGCGAAGGACACAGTAAGAAAAGCAACTCGGGAGATAGAGAAGACGCGGAAAGAGTTGAAAAAACTCCATATGAGTGAAGAACAAGAAGCAATGGCGCTAAGTTTTGTTGAAGACTACGAAGAACTGGCGACTATGCAGAAAATTTGGCAGGGGGTTCGCAAGAATGTTGTTGACGTGATGGTGCAGGGGGGACGTTATAGCGAAGCCCAAGCTGACGATCTCTTAGCCGCTGTTGGGTACGTGCCATTTTATAGAGAAGTTGATGAAGAGGGCACAGTTCTAGGGCCGCAGCAGTACATTTCAGGACTGCAGGTCCAAATGAATAAAGCTTTTAAAGGTTCTGGAAACCCCGTAAACAACATATTCCAGAACATGGAACAGTGGATTATTTCGGAGGTCAACAGGTCGGTACACAACAAATCTGGAGTGCTCTTAGCGCAGGCGGCGGAAAAGTACCAACTAGCCGATGAAGTCAATGCAGACGAGATGAGTGATAAACCCAACGTGACGAGGGTATTTATTAAGGGTGAGCCTAAATACTTCAGTCTGAAAGATCCACTGTTTATGGATGCTTTCCGTGGGTTAGATGGCGCAGCTATAAGAGATATATACCCAATTTTTGCAGAGGCATCCAACAGGTTCAGACGGTTTATTGTACTAAACCCAATATTTTCCATCACTCAGATTCCAATGGACTCTGTTGAAGCTATATTCAGTTCTGGGTTAAAACCACAGTACGCGTGGAAGATTCCGTTTGAAGCCATGAAAGAAATGGTCTCAACAGTTTTGGGTACAAGTGCGACTCACAAGAAGCTTAAACCCTATGGGGTTGTTGGCCGGTCTGACTGGTCTGATATCCATGACTATCACGACAGTAATCTCCAGAAAGAAATCGATGAAGGGGCACCAACAGCAGATAAAGGGTTCTGGAAATGGATGAAGCCTAAGCTGGAAGGGTTCTCTATGGCAGCGGATAACTCCGTCAGACAGGCTGTTTACAATCTCGCTATACAACAAGGACTTACGCACGCAGAAGCTCTAACTAAAGCATGGGAGATAATTAATTTCCGTAGACAGGGCTCGATGCCTTTAATACGACTCGCAAGCCAGATAATTCCGTTTCAGAATGCATATCTGCAAGCGATGTATGTGCTCGAAAAGACTATAACCATGCGTGGAATTTCCCCGCAGAAACGGAATGAAGCAATGTCTACGTACCTCACATTGTCTGTAGGAGCCATGACGCTAGGGGCTCTCTATGCGATGTTGAACGCAGACGACGAGAAGTACGCTAACGAACGGCATGAAACTAGAAATCGTAGGTTCGTTGTACCCGGAGTATTCTCAGAAGGGACGCCTGTAGCTTTTGGGTTCCCAGTACGTAAGAGTATATTCCTCCTACCGAAGGTTCTTGGCGAACACATGTACTTGATGTACACCGACAAGCTTGCGGGCGGGGACGCGAAGCATCTGCGATCTGCAATCGCAGACACCATAGTAAATGGTGTATTTGGCCCAGCTGCATATCCGCAGCTTATTAAACCGCTCTACGAGGTGTATGGCTCAGGGAAGTCTTCATTCACAGGGCTAGAGATCGTTCCAAAATACTTTGAGAAATTAGATTCTCATGCGCAGTATACAGCTAGAACTTCAGAATTTGCTAAGTCTGTTGGTGTAGCTAGTGAGTGGGTTACAGATAAAACATTTATACCCGCTTCTTGGCAAGTCTCCCCACTGCGTGTAGATCACATTATTAGGGGCTATACAGGATCTCTAGCAGGGGTGTTCAATCTTGTAACGAACGAAATGTACAACTCTTCTTTGGGCCGTGCTGTGACTGGGCTACCTGTTAGACCGGATACTCTTAGCTCTATGTCTGTGGTAGAGATAATTGCAGAGCTCCCTAGTATGCGTGCGTGGATAGCTAGGGCAGAAGGGTCTGCTGTGAATGATTATTATGAAATAATGAAACTTGTGGATCGAACGGTTGAAACCCTCAGAACTAAGATGGAAGTAGATCCCCAAGGCGCTGAAGAATATTACAAATTAAACGAAGAGATCTTAAAATACGGACGGAGCGCAGAGGGGTTAGGGAGTTGGGTTGAAAAGCGCCTTTCAGAGATACGAAACGAAATAAAAATAACACATAATAAACAAGACAAGGCTTGGCCTCAGTCTAGAAAGAGCGCACGGGTCAAAGAGTTGAAGGCACTAAGACGGCAAGTTTTACAGAGTGTGCAAGGTGAAATTAAAAAAGCACATAAGGCACTAGCTCCTCACCTGTAGTATGAAGAAACTACATGGGTACTGGATCTTGGCACTGGCGTTTTTAGACGCAGCGCCTACGCTAGTCAAACTCGTGTTTATGATTCTGTTGACAATGAACCTGTATTTTCTCGCTCTTACAGCCACAGCATATTTCTTCCGGTGAGATCAGATGTTGTAACAGTTCTGGTCTTGGGGCTCATAGGGTACTATCTCCTTATGGTCCATCTCTACGATGACATTCTTATCGGCACTATTGTGTTCGTTTTGTCTAGCGGGGTAGGTGCATACGCGGGGCTGAACTTTAGAAGGTGGTTCTGAATGCTAACGAAGATGGTGTATTATTTGGCGTTCGCACTGTCAGCTTTTGTTGCTGTTGTGATTGTCATAGAGTGGATAGATCTGGTTAATGATTACATGTTTAATAGGAAGCTTTTCTGATGGTTGAGTTACTTTACCCATTACTCATCGCTATCCCATGCTATTTCTGTTGGCGGGGAGGTAGAGTTGAGGGTGTAAAGCGGGGCGTGAACTACGCCCTGTACAAGTTAGAAAAGGCAGAAATCATTAAAGTATCCACCCCTGAGACAGGGTATAGCGTTATAATAGGTACTTCGAGAGGGGAGCTGGAGTTGAAATGATGTTACGAATGTTCAGTACACGAAGCTCCATAATATGGGGCTTTATTTTTGCCCCAGTGCTTATAGCGCTGGCAGTGTTTTCATGGGTAGTGAACGTACACTTCATATTCTGGGACTGTATAGAAAGGTGGATCGCTGACGATGGCTAAGTCTTATGATTTTGTTAACCACCCCCTGCACTACACACAGGGGGATATTGAATGTATCGATGCCATACAGGCGAGTTTAACTAAAACTCAATACCAAGGATTTCTAAAGGCCCAGGTTATGAAGTACCTTTGGCGGATGGACTATAAAGGACATGGAACACAGGACGTGTTGAAAGCTGAGTTCTATCTTAAGCGCTTAGTGAAGACTTACGATGCCTCTAAGACTCCAGCTCCCCTCAAGCCCCCCGATAAGATCTAAATTATAAGGCGAATAATTTCACCTGTCTTCATCATACGGCTGTATGAGGTAAGTGATTCTTTGTGGTAAGCACCCAAAAACTTCTTGTACTTGATTGTTCCTCTTGGCGTATTCTGTAGACTTGCCTTGGTGCTCCTAGGCATACGTATGTTATCTGCCAAATCTCGAGCGAGTAGTTTAGTAGCTATGGTTGCTCCGAATACAGCTTTCAGCCTAGTGTTGTGGCGCTTATTATCTACAACGTCGCAAATCTCAAACACAGCTATCGGGGACCGTATTGTTGCTACACGGATTCTGTCTTTAATCATATCACCAGGATCTTCGTACATTTTATCTCCTTAACATAAAAAACCCCCCGAATAGGTCGGGGGGAGTTGTGGGCGTAGGTGTATGTGGAGGAAGTCATACAACGCCCTATACACGAGGAGATGAGAATAGGTGAAACTCATCTACCTTGAATAGTATCAGCTTAGTCGCCATATGCGCAAGCCTTTTACATGATGTTGAGTCGCTTGAAGCATTTTCAGTTTGTATTTATATTTAGAGGCTACGGTGTATATCTTACTTTGTATTGGTGTACAGTCTAAACACGGGACAAAAAAACTGTCGCCTATGTCCATTCGTTCAAACGCGCTGTAAAAATCCCACTCAATCATCTGTGACTTTCTTCACCACTGTTGACCCTGTAGTATCAAACTCAAACACCTCCACCGCAGGGATGTTAGTTACCTCGGTTAATGCGGCCATTCTTTTTCTGGTCTTTTGTACGAATGTCATTCCAGTGTCACCAGTTACCAGACCCATGAGGCTCAACTGCTTCTCCGCGCAGTAGGCTCTAAGGCTCTGCTTGGATATGAATAACTTATTTGTGTCTTGCTCTATACGCGCTACGATTTCTCTATGGGGAGCGTGCCGAACGTGTCCTCTTATTGGATCTCTCACACTCGTGTCAACTGCTAATATGCCGCCGTAATTTTCAGCTAAAAAGTTTCCTATCGCTGTTTCAGCGTTCACGATCTGCAGACTGACTTCTTCTCGGGCGCTAATCATATATCTAAGCACGAAATTATGTAACGCGGCCAGATCAAGACCTAGACCGAATAAGTTATTAGCTATATCCCCCGAAGCTATTACTAGCGACGAGATGCCTATCCAGTATCGTTCGTTTGGCTTACCATCAACTTCTTTGTACAGCTTGTCATATGCATTTGTGGTTAGTTCGAAGAGATTTGCTTGGTTTTTAACTAGCCAACCTGCGTAAGTTACACCAGCCCACCCATAATTGTTGTTAAGTGTGAGCACTAAATTCCTACCGTCTAGTAGTTGATTAACAAGCTCGATTTCTATGAGCCGCATTAACTCACCATCTGGGCGAGCCTTGAATGCTCCTAGTTTGTTTCTCCAGAATGCGTTACTTGTCATGGCAATAATTGCATCCCACACGGTGATGTTTTCTCGCAGCATGTTAGTGTTGCCCATCAACCTGTGCTTCCCTCGCCCGCCAGTAACTGCATACACCTGCTCGGAGATAGCTTTAACTGCTTTGTTGGTGACTTCATCGATTGTAATCGGCAGATTTTTAAATGTTCCGAATAGATGGTGAGTTGCATTAAACGTATCAATATGCCGCAGCATAAGCTCTTGTGGCTTTCCCCAGACTGAGTTTATTGCTTGTAGGGCCACTGTTTTACCAGTTCCAGAGTCTTCACTAACGAAGTTTACTGTGCAGCCTTTCAGCTGTGTAAATTTTACTAGTGGAGATGCCAAACTCAGTAGAAAGGCATATGTTCTTTCTGGGCAATTTTCTGTTATCTTTTGTATAATTTCTGACCAGCTATCTACATGCCCTGCAGTTGTGAGCAGCGGTGCAGCTTGTTTGGTGTAGCTTGATGGGGAACTGTATTCTGGCCCTGCGGCGGTGTAGCACGTTGTCCCTACAAGAAAGCTTTTATCATCATCACACCATCCGAAGCTAGTGCGAGCCTGTTCTGCTTTATATCTAAGCTGAAGTTCTTTAACGAATTTAGTAGTGTACATATAAATCCTCGTCATTTGTTTAGGGTCTGCGGCTACGCCATTTTCACCTAACACCTCCTTAAAGCGTTCAGCAGATTGCGCTATTTTAAGTGGTACTGTAAATTCCTTAACTGTGTCTTTAGGAAGCTTGTGCTTCATTACGAATGACTCCCCCACTAAAGGGTCTATTATTCGCTTAGTGACATACAAATCATGTTCATAAATAAGAATATCTTCTCTGTCTCCGTCAGCATTCTTACTTTCTTTGAATATCCCCCCCTTTGCCCCTCTAAAGTAGGGGAACGGAGGTTCGAACGGCGACTCAACCACTAATTCTGCTTTGGAACTAACCCGAATAACTTCTTTACCTAGCACAATGGGGGAAGTAATTTTCCCTTTGTTGACGCATGTATCACACAGTTCGTAAAACTTCTTACCAGCATAGTCTCGGAAGTATTCACACGATATAGGCCCTACAGTCTTATCGGCTTTTATTATTGTTCTTACAAAGTTGTAGTCCGCGTGCCCACTAGAGAATTTATGAATGCCCTTCTCCCCATTTACACACCGAGTAACAACGGATAATCCTGCTCTCCATGCTGGCTCAGTTACATCGTTGGGGAACTGCACCATGTGTAGAAGCTGCGCACACCCAGTACCCTTGAGACTTTTTTGTACGATGGTCTGGAAGCTACTTTGGTAGCTACCTCCAAGGATGTTCTTAGTTACTTCGTCCAGTTCCCTGAACAACGGCACTTCACGTAGCTTTATCACGGGTAGTGCTGATTTGAATATCTCTGGGTCTGATATATCTCCTTCCAGCTTCAGTTCAACCAGCTTAGGGTTGTTTTTGTCCTTGTAGTGGTAAGTGCCGGGGACACGCAGCACTCTAGCTATGTCTGCAGTGGGGACAGGGTCCACATCTAGTAAATCCGAGTCTTGGCACGCGGACTTTAGTGCGATAGACAGAGGTCGCCACGCGTTGAAATCCAAAGCTCTGGTAAAGGGCCAGTACACATGCACACCCCGCCCTGAATAAACCAGCCATGGTTTTGGCAATTTGTACTCTACGACAAACGCTTTGAGCGCTCGGAGTCCCTCTGCTCGGGTTGCGTAGGGTTTACCTTCTCCGCAGTCTAAGTCGAGCCACAAGCTCTTGACTAGTTTTGCGTTCGCCCCAGCTCGGCCTTTATTTACTTCTTCGAACGTAGCTACTGCATAGAAAGCATCTATTTTTAAATCTGATAGTTCGGCAGAGCCGCTGACAATAGCATCTACTGTGGGAACAAACTTTGTTATTGGTTTCTTACCCTTCAAACCAAATAAACAGTAGTGCCCCTTGTCCGGCAGTATTGTTTCTAAAAATTTTACGGTATCCATAGCACCCTCCGTGCTTGGGAGCTAAAACGGACATCGACATTCGACCTTGCATAAATAAAATGTCCGCATTAGCCCCCCATATTTCAGGTGCTAGTCATCCCATCCTTCAAGCGTGCTCTCGATTTTATCCTTCATGACTGGAACAGGATCGATAGTTGTACGCTTTTTAGGGGCCTCTTCTTCTCTATGCGTTTCCGGGTCGTCCCCGTTATCTGCCCAGTTTGCATACTTAGGGATGGCAACTGCCTGCTTAGCGTCTTCCGTTTCTTTCTGCGCACTACACACTTTCCACTCTTCCTCTTTTAGAGGTCTAATGGGTTTGAAGATTAGCACTGGCACGGACTCTTTAGGGTTGAACCGCGCTTCCGTAACTACAGCAGTCACCGGCACCTTATTGGTAGCCAAGAACCGGACATATGCTTCGAACGGGAGTTTTTTAGCTTCTCCCTTCCCGAACAAAGATTTAGCAGGCAGGCTCATGCTATACACATTACCCCCCATATCTCCTTCGAGTACCACCGCGATACGTCTGGAGAACCGACATGCTCGGGTAGTGCCTTGCCCTGACCCAGCGATATTCATTTCGCACGTTGCGCAGGATGTTGACTGCTTATCTACAACTGTACTAACAGGGACTTTACCATCTTCAGACCAACATACGGGGGCCTGAAATTCACCACTAGAATACTTACCTTTGTAGTAAGTGCGATGCACATTTACAGATGAGCTGACAACAACAAGGTTCATAAACCGATTTTCGTTGACTTCCGTTTCTTTACCGTCAATAACTTGACGAAAAACTGAGCCTCTGATGCTGATACGCTTGCCGCCAGTACCACCGGTGCCAACAATGGCTTTTGTTACATCATCCATCTCCCCATCAAGGTAGGAAGGGAGTTGTGCACCACTTTTAAATAGCTCTTTACCATCAGTCATTTTTAGTCTCCGTCACTCGTATACTTAATTTGCTCTTTGGAATCTATCCATTTTAAAAGTGCTTCTTTTCTGTACATCACCTTTCGCCCCATCATTACGTGGGGTAGCTCGTCGTTATGCCGCATGACGTACAGAGAACTTACGGAGACACGCATAAAATCTGCCGCCTCCTGTGTAGTTAACAATTGCCCGTCTGAAGGGCCATAAAGACCACTACTTCGGTAGCCTGTGCCGTGCTCATTACTCATTATCTGTCCCTCGTCGGATTGTTAATCTGTATCTGCTATCTGCTGCTATGGGCGGCACAATAGTAGGGTTATCTTCCATGAAAGTCCGCATATTTGCTTGATGAATCCGTTTTTCAAACAGTTCCATTACATCGTGTTGTGTTACAAATTGCTTGAATGCATCCCAGTCTGGAACCCAGTACCACGTGCGGGTGGTTTTAAACGCAATGCCTTTAGTGGTTTTCATGCTGGTAAGTCCACCACTATCCAACTCTTCTAGAAGCTGACCTTCTATCACTTTCATCCTGTCAGAAAGCACTTCGTCTTTGGTCGTGTATTTCTTCTTCAATGTAGCTCGCGCGTCCCGCAAGCTTATATACTCTCCAATCATTACACCATTATCGCCATTCATTATTTATCCCTCGTATAGCTCTGCTTCATACAACGCTGTCAAATCTCTTTGAGCAGCTTCTCTAGACTCCAGCGCTTTATACACTTTCCTCTCAACGGGGGAGCCACATAATTTAATCACTGTCATTTTGTTTTCTTGGGACGGGCGGTTTATCCGCTCATTGGCCTGAAGCCATGTTTCCACTGATGCTATGGGGCCGAACCACACGATTGTATTTGCTGCTGTCAGCGTAATCCCGTGCGATGCACTTTGGGGTTGAATGACTAACACCTGTGGGTCGGGCTCGTCTTGAAATTTACGAATTATTGTTGCGCGAGTTCTGACAGGGACGGAGCCATTTATAATTTCCCTGCTAATATTCATTTTTGTTAGCATTCTCGCTACGAGCACAATTGCGTGTCTAAACGGCACAAACACTATTGTTTTGTGGCTGGCTTCTTGAACAGCCGATATCATTTCATTCAAACGATTATTTGCATGAAATTCTATAACTTCCCCAGTATCTGAGTACACCGCCCCACACGATATCTGTAATAACTTGTTTAGTCCAGCAGCAGCGTGAACTGCCGATACTACTTCTCCATCGGCAACCATTACAGCTTGCCGTTTTATTTGCATGTAGTACTTTTCTTGTTGCTTGGTTAACGGGACTTCTCTGGTCTGATACGTGACGGGGGGTAGATCTAAGCACGCGGCTTTTGTGAATCGTATAGCTGGCTGCAATAGAGCGTTAACTTTTTTAGTAGCATCTAGTCTTGGCACCCAACGAAACTGACCAACTTGCACCATTACCTTATCCCGCCACGCTCCATAGAACCGTGGAGTGCTTGTGGGGTTAACCAATTTGGCGGGGCCGAACGCGTCAACAGGGCTTTGGGCTGCTGGAGTGCCAGTCATCATCCAGAGTTTTGTACCGGGTAGTATCATTCTATTAAAGGCTCTCCACCGCCTAGTGGTTGCGCTCTTGATAAAATTCATTTCGTCAGCAATTACCAGATCAAACTTGCCAACTAGTTCAGGGAGTATCGGGATGCCGTCGTAATTTATGACTACGAACTCAAACTCCCCTGCTATTACCGCTCTCCGTTTGTCTTTGCTCCCATGCGCTACCGCCGCTGTTCTATGCATCACTGTCTTGAATAAGTCGTCCATCCAAGCTGAGTACATAACTGACAAAGGGCACACTACGAGCACCCGTTTTATGTCTCCTATGTTCATTAGATAATCTGCAGCCCATATAGCTGCTGCAGTTTTACCAGTTCCTTGTTCTGAAAAGCAGAATGCTTTGTCGTTCAGTGTTAAAAATTCTGCTGTGGTACGTTGATGGTCATAAGGTTTAAACATCCCCGGCCAGTTATAGTCTCGGCGGATAGGGGAGGGGGTCTTTTTTATGTTTAGTCGGTACAGTCGTCTGGAATTTTCCAAGTCCCACTTAACTACTACTGAGTTATCATCTTCTGGTACGCTACTAGGGATCGCAGTCAGAACCCGTTGTGGGTTGCTGAGTTTTAAACGTAACGATCCGCCGTCGAGTATTTCCATAAATTAGGTGTCTTTGCTTTGCTTTGCTCGGCTGCGCTTTGCTCCGCTTAGCAGAGCTATACCTTTGCTTTGCTGAGCCGCGCTTTGCTCAGCTTCGCCGGGCTGAGCTCCGCTTAGACCTGCTAAGCTAGTCTTCGCTGTGGTGTGCTAGGAAGATGCTTAGCTGCGATTCGCTGTGCTCGGGTATTGACCACTATACACCGCTTAGAGCCGGTGTCAACTACTTTTTAGTCTTTTTTACAGCTTTTTTCTTAGACCCAGCGATAGAATGGTCAGCGTTTCGCTTAAACGAGCGGTTTTTACCTGCTGGAACAGCGCGGAGATTTCCACGCCGGTTGGACCCACCACGAGTTAGTGGCTTCTTATGATCGACATCCTTGCCATCACCTACATGAACCTTCCCTTCTTTCATTAGTTTGTATCTTGCACGGTTACGTGCAGCCCTACGTTTCTTTACATCGGGGCGACCATCGTACTGCCGTTCTCTTTTATAGTTTCTATCAGCTTTGTTCTTGTACGGCATAACTACGCTCCGTGATAAACTTCGTTTTCAACTAGCTCGAAGTGTGGAGCGTCGATGAATGGTCTGCGACCCTGTGCTCGGCGTGTGTCAATGTAGTAGTGCATAGCTTCTTCGCAGCTCTCGCTCCAATCTGTCAGGTCACTTACGTTCCATGCAGCGCCCCATCTAATGCTAACACCTTGCTGTATTGCAGCTAGTTTCATAGCGTCAGCTACGTCATCATACAAGTTAAGTTCCCAACTACCCCGACTGCCAATATACACCATCAAGTCCACTGCGTGCCCCGTCAAATGTTTCGACTTCATGGTGCGAGACACACCGCGAGCGTACATCTTCTGTTGTTCTTCCAGTGTACGTAGACCTTGGATGACGCCGAAATCTATTTTAGTGACTTGAATAGCGCGCTTCACTACTGACACTAAGCGTTCATCCACACCTTCTAATCTCTCTAAAGATCTTTTAGATAGCTCGTAGTAGGACATGCTGCTTACCTCTTGAATGGATTTTGATGAAACCCAAATGAGTCGTCATCCATAAAAACTTGTTTAGGGAACACAGTACAACGAAGCTGATCGCCCTTTGGGGTATCGATACACAACCGAAGCACATGATTCTTCGTATCATACGCCCATTGCGCTGTGCCTAGTAAGTCTTCCGCTGTACATTCTCCAGCACTAACTGGGAACGCCAGTGCAGCTAAGAGTGCTACCAATCCCTTCTTTCGTCTAATGAGTTGAATAAGCATCTGTCTATCCTATAAGAACGAAATCCAGCTACCTTGGCGTATCGACGCCCCTTAGTCTTAGCCATACAGAAGTTAGTGGCGGTAATTTTCTTACCTCTGTCCTTCGTACCGTATTTATCATAGAAGTATATGATGTAGTCCCCTACCACTAGGGCGGCCACTACAACTCAGGACCGTCTTCAGCCAGAGTGCACCGCGTCGGAATCTCTTGCCCGACCCATTTAGTGGTGATGAATCGGTGCGTTAGGGAAATGCTTTGGGCTTTTTTTGTTTTTGGTTTGCTGTGGGGCTCCACTCGTGAAAAATATTTATCTAGTTGTTGTTCACTGTAATATTTAATCTGACGTATGCCACCAACTATAGCTGTTGGTTTGGGAAAGTTGGGGTTAGTTACATGGTCTGCAAAATATTTATGAGCGCCTTTGTTTTTAATGTATCGAGATATAGAAACTCCTACTGGTTTAGCTCTATCTTTACTAGACTTAGCGGCTTGCTTTTTAGATTGTGCAAGGTGGCTATCTCGTTGTTCTTTAGTGAAGCTCATTTAATCATGTACCTCATCAGTGCCGGCACGATCTAGAAGTGCTTTATTTTCTTCTTCACCCAGCTTATCTAGTTCTACGGCACATGCTGGGCAAAACCCTTTAATACTAGTGCGTGGGTTGTATAGTACGGCGCAGACAGGGCACTTTTCATAAAGGACAGTAACTTTGCTATTTCCCATGGTATTCACAATGCTCCACTGGGCACCAGCTTCGACACAACCCATTAGGGTTTGGGGGCCATTTCTCATGCTCAAACGCCTTATCTAGTTCTTTTACTTTCGCTTTCCAGCCCCCCCACTGTTTAGCCGCTCTCTTGCGAGTGTACACCTCTGTAAAGATATTGTCTTTAGTTAGAAATACCAGTGCAGCTTTGACTTTGGAAACCTCTGAAAAGTGCACGAACACCATAAGAGCCATAAGCTCTAGTTGATCTTTATCTGGGTACTTATCTGACCCTGTTTTGTAGTCCACCACGAACGCTTTATTTTTGTTTACTATAACTAGATCGGCTATTCCACGGACCCATCTACTATCATCATCGAAGTCGCATACTTCAAGGTCCTCAGTTAAGGCCATCTTATATTCGCAGTGTTTTGTACCCTTTATGGCTGTCAGCTTATCTAGCACCGAGGTGTACTGCACCATGTTTCCCGGCATAGGCGAGCCATCCCGCACATACAATTCAGCGGCTTCATGGACTTCATTGCCATATTTGGCAGCTGCTGATTGTTGGAAGGGGTAGAGCTTCTCGACACGCGATGCGTGATACTTACGGGGGCACGTTTTGAATTCTTTTATCGCGCTATAGCTCCACGTAGTCAAACTACAACCCCCACTTTATGCGTTTAATGCCATTTGCGAACAGCGATTTGAGGGTAGTAGCCCCAGAGTTAGCCATCCGACTTTCTTCAGAGGAAAGTTCTTCAGGAGGTCTAATCAGTCCTTCCAGCCTATCCATACGATGTTCAAGGTTAATGAACCTTATTTCTAGGTCATTCTCTAATTTGACTAGATCGTCACTTCTCGATTTACTTTTCCGTGTGAATACCATTAGTGTGCGTCTCCATATGTTTGTGCAATATCACCATCACTAGATGTGACTAATTCAGGCCACCAAATCACCCCACTCTTCATGATCTTTTGAACGCCATCTAGCACTTTTTGAGCGTGTTCATCCTTTACAATATACACCAATTCGTCATGAACGGTATGAGCTAAAGGGTACAATTTTCCTAGTTGTGTTCGGCTAAATGCCAGTGCCATGTCTGCTAAAATACCTCTAGCTAAATGTTGAACAATGTTCTCGGTTACTTTCCCCGCATAAATTCTAGACTTGCGTCTCCCCTCCCCATAAATCCACTCTCCACGGCCTGTGTCCCATTCTGTTCGAAGGTATGGGTAATGGATCTCTCCAACAGGAGTTCTGATGCCTGTAGGTGTAGTTCTGCACAACCCCCACGGGTCTATGTTCACATTTTTGTTTATGCTGTAATACTCTCGAGTCCCCAGCTCATATATGTTTGACAACGCTGCGTGGCACGCGCTCCACCCCCGCCGTATTTCTTTGTATGTGTGTCGCCACGTTCGAACAATGCGCAGTGCTTCTTCCTCGTCCAAATCTACACCGCCCATGCTTTTTGCTGCCTTTCTAAAAGTAATATCTCCAGCGCCAAACCCTAAACCTAAGTGCGACATCTTCCCTATATGTCGTTCTGACTTAGTAATTTTTCCTATGGGCTTGTTGTATAGTAGAGACGCAAATGTTTTATATAAATCCGCTGTATGTGGGTTTTCTCTGAATAGCTTCATACTTGCCCCTACTTTCCAAAGAAAATGATTAATTCGCAGCTCAATGCCTGATAGATCAGCTACAACTACTTTATATCCTTCAGGAGCACGTAAGCTCTTTCGCAATGCATCTGATAGTTTAGGCTCGTCTTGAATTACTCGTGGTAAATTTTGCTGGTTAAGTTTAAATGAGCGACTTGCACTCCACCGGCCCGTAGTGTCTGCACCATAGTACATAAGTGCTACAGGCATGAATCCTTTAGTTAAACCTGCCACTTCTAGAAATTTTTCTATGCGTTTTTCTAGGATGGTGCTTTTTATTCCGAGCCTAGCTCTGGTCGCAGACGCCACTAACTCATTAGAGTGCTCTTGTAACGCGATGTACTCTTGGTCTGTTTTAGCTAAAGCAGGTATCTGTTTACCTGGATTAGATGGGCTGGGCTTCATAGGAACGTCAACACCCAAGTTCCAGAGCAGAGCTGTGAATTTAGAAGGGCTAGCTAGTGTCTTAGTTGTAGCTTCTAGGCGTGCTTCGAGGGGTAGCCCAGATGTGTCTTCAGGTAAATGCTTCGCCACTTCAATTACCATATCTCTTTTACGTTTTCGCTCTTTCGTAAGTGCGTCTTCGAGTAGAGGTATGTCTACTTTAAATTGGGGGTAGACCAACATGTTTACAGTCATATCGATCAACTTCATTTCTCTACTAGTTGTGCAAGGGGCTAATTTATGAAATACCGCTGCACAAAGATCAGTGTCTAGTTTGTTATACCTACGCATAGCCTCTCTTTCTAATGCTGTAAACTCCTCGAGGCGTTTACCCTTCGTGTTAGTAGCTTCTAGGTTGAGTTTATTCCCCAACCCTAGTTCTTGAGCCACTGCTCTTAAAGAACACCCAACAGTCTTAGCAAATGTTGGGCGGGCCATTGCCATAGTGCAACCCCACGCTTTGGGTTTTATACCTATACGCCAAACACACAGCATGGCATCGAAACCGGACATGTTATGCCCTATAGCCATTTTGTCGGACCAGTCCATCTCTTCGGCCCACTTTCTAATTTTTGATTCTCCAAAGATTACTTCTGTTTCTGCGTCTTCGACTTTATACGCTAGGGACTGAATTTCTGTGTCTGGATGTAGCACATACGCTATTGGGCTCATCTTAGTGAGCGTGTGAGTTTTAGACCAATAGGTTTCAAAATCTAAGAATACGGGTGTCACTCTATTTCCCCTCTAATTGCGGCACTACCACAGAACTCCTCGTTTCCCATTTTTTATCCAGTCCAGAGCATCTGTAAGTTCATGCAAGTTGTTGGCATCAATTAAGAGAGCTACACCACCTGCTTCATTTATAGCCCGTAGGTTCATCTGCTGTAATGCAGTTGGCTTGTTTTTCTTTAAATCTGCCTTAGCCTCAATGCCGATAAAAACCCCACCACAACAGGCAACAACATCTGGCACTCCTGACTTGCCGTACCCTCCTGTAGCTGGGTGGAAATAGTACGCGTTATATTCTTTCAGTATCGCTACGATCTTCCGCTTAACTTTTTTCTCGGGTGTATCCACGTTTCTTCATCTCCCCGATCTCATGCCTGTAAGCTTCGATCTTGCCTTCAAGATTATCAAGTAGTGTTTCTACGTACCACAGCTGATCGTCGTTCAACCCGATTTCTTTCAATATATCTTTAGATATCTTAGATTTATCTCTATCCATGGTGTGCTCCTGCGGAACGGTCATACGGTCACGAAAATTTTATTCGATGACTCCTTTATGGTAGCCATACACATTGGGAGAAATCCCGTGGCTCAGATAATATTTCGCGAACATCCTACCTTGTGCTGTCTTAACCATGATCTTGTGTACGTCTAGCCCAGCTTTTCGAATGTCATATATCCGAGCCGCGAGACGAAAGCACCCGAACCGCTCTATAGCATCTAGCTGGGTGATTGTAGCCCCACGTATCAAATATTCTTTAATGCGATACGTCTGTACTTCGTTAGGGTTACCCCTCACTTTCAACGCCCTTTAGTATTCGCAGTGTTACACTCTGGGAAATCTCTCCCTCAGTAGTATCTGTAGCAGCATCCGCAACATCAGCCTGTGCTGCATCCATATCAGTATATTCCACCTTGGTGCGGATGTTTCTTACAATAGTTTCTGTCTCGGGGAGGATCACTTTGCTTCCGTCTTCCCTCGTCTCACCGAATGTTGATTTTTCAATAGCCATTACATTTCTCCAGTCATAAAAAAACCCAGCCGATTAACCGACTGGGTGTAGATTATCACAAAGTAACGCTCGTTACTTTGTGTGCTTCCTCTTGAGTTAGGTATACCCAAAATATACTATTCGAGTAGCGATGCCCTATAGTTTTATATGATCTCGGGGGGTCGTCCTCCGCAGGGGCGTGCCCTAACAGAGCGATTTTACCCCTTACACATTCTGGCATGTCGTCGATGTCTGCATATTCCGAGCGCCATTTAGGAAAATAGATCTTCGCTGTCTCTGTGCTTCTTACATCTAGCACCCAAGATCCATCATCCATCTTAATAACTTTTAATGGAACCATCAAATAGCAAACTTATCGAGAATGCTATCTACCTGAGATCTAACATCCTTACGTATGTGGTCATTCTTCCGTAATTCTTTAACAGTAACACTGTCAATTAACCGCTCAACTTTATCTCGGGTGTTACGTAGCCCCTCATCGTCTATCAGATTCATAAGATCTGCGGCTGCAAGCACCTGTTTCAGGTTCTCAATTATGGAGCTATGGAACACTTTCTTAGTGTCCCCGTCATATCCCAACCTATCTGATAAGTGCTCTAGAGAATTACGCACTCGTTTACGAATGTCGTTCATCGCACTGTCTACCCGTTCCTTATACGCTTCTTCGTACTCCTCGCGCAAGGCACTCTCAGCCTCCTTACCAATGTCCACTCTAAAATCTCCTGCGCTGGGCACTGGGCTGAAGGTTACCCGGAAAGAGAACTTGTTCTCTATAGCATCCTGCGTAGGAAAGTCTCCTCGGTCGAACATGTCGCCTAGCTTAAACGCTTGTCCTGCGATTAGGTTAGGGTACTGTTGAACGAACACATCCACACGCCGATTGAACTCCAA